CTCTTACAGGTAAATAATAATCTTCTAACATATTATTTAAGTTAAATTTTAAATTATAATTTCCTGTATTTTTGTCAATGTAAGGAACTTTTTTCATTTTATTAATAATTGTTTCCATAAATGAATCTACTTCATTTGGTGGAATATTACCAATATCAATTTTAAAAATACGTTTTTCTGGTGCTCTCATTATTCTATGAATTAACATTGCATCTTCAAGCATCATTAGTTTTTGAAATTCTTGTCTAGCTCCTTCTAACATCGATCTACCATATGGTAAAAAATTTGAGTCAGATATCATTCTAAAATGAGCAATTTCAAATACATCATATGTGTCCAATTCAGAATATGAATGTCTAAATTTAATTTCATATTCTCCAGTTTCTTCATTAAATTCTTCTAATCGCTCTATTTCATATGCAGATAATGGTCTAGCATTCATTATTCCTAATCCGTCTGATATATCTAATTTTAAATAAAAATCACCATATTTACATAAATTTCTAATCCATGGCCACATATTGAAATCAATATTTAATATATCATAATATAAGTTATGTAATACTTTTTGTATTGGAGTTTTATTTGTTTTAATTGTTAAAATTTCTCCAAATTGATCAGCTAATGATGATTCGTCTGAATATATATCTAATGCAGAAGATATAATAGGATCTTTATCCATCATTTCATAATCAGTGTATAACTGCATACGACTTTGTTGAGAATAATGATTTGAATCATACCCACCATACGAACCTTGAGCATGTTTTCTCGATCCATGCAATCTACTATATCTATCTGCTAGTCTAGTTTGAGATAAATTTCCAGTAGATTGTAATTTATTTGTATCAACTATTTTAAGTCGATCTTTCCCATATTTACGAACTATTACGTTTGTAGAGAATAAATTTTGTAAACGTTTTCTTAAAGACGCCATAATATTTCTTTTTTATTTATATATAAATATAACTTACTACAGAAGCCATGTTAAATTTTCATCATCTCCACCATTATTCCAATTCCAGGCATCAGATGGACGATCATTATTTCCAGTATAAATTGTAGTATCAGTTTTTTGTACTTTAGATAATGCTCGTTTATTTAAGTCAATACCATGTTGTCTTAATTTTAAACTTGTATCACGCAACCATAAACCAATTGCGTATGCCATTACTAAATCATCATTATATCCAACTTGGGCTTGAGGTTTTCCATTTAGCCAAACAAATACAAATAATTCTTGTATTAATCGTTTAGACTTTATTATAGGAGTTCCTTCACGCATATACATTTCTAATGCTGATATCATTAATGGTCTAGTTCTTGACGTTGTTGAAACCCCAGGTACCATTTTAGTTTTATCTTTTATATCATACCCCTTTAAAAGTTGAACTTCTAAATCTACATATCCATCATCTTTATATGTATAAAATATATTTTCATAGTTTCTATCTAATGCTGGTTGTATTGCAGCCCACCCTATATTTGCATTTTCTATTGCTAATAATGCATTATTCCATTCAGTTGCAACAGTTACTAACATATTGCCAAAATCTTTTGGTGGAAGTTTTCCTTTGTATTCAGCTACTTGAGTAATTGTCTCTACGTCTATAACATGAAATGTTGACCAATCTGCTCCATCTCCACGTGCAACGTCTGCTACAACAATATAATTTTTTGAGTAATCTGGATATTCCCATATCCAATAACCATTATCAAATCCACGCTTTTCTGCAGGCTCTTGACATCTTGATTCAAACTCTTGTAATATTAATCCGTCTACTACAGTATGTCCAGAAGATATAAAATCACAATCACATTCTTGAGCTGCTCCTCTTTCACCTAATAATTTAGTTTGATCATTTCTCCAAGATTGATCACGCTCTGGGTGCAAATTCCATTGTAGCTTAATTGTTTCAAATCCATTAATTCCATTTTCAGCATCTACCCAAGTTTGATGAAACCAATTACCAATGCCATTAGGAGTTGATAATACAATTGCTCCTCCACCAGTAGATAGCGTAGCTTGAGATGCTACCCATATCTCTTCAATATTTCTAATAAATGCTGCTTCGTCAACTATTAATAATGATAATGCTTCAGAACGTGCTCCAGTAGATGAACTAGATATTGCTTTAATTTCTGATCCATTTGCAAATTTTAATGATAATTTATTATTAGTAATAATTTGAGTTTTTAACCAACTAGGCAAGTTCTCATTCATTATTTGAACTTTACTTACTAAGTTTTTTGCTACGTCTTGAGTGGTTGCAATAACCAATACATTAAAGTCTTCGTTAAATAACATTGACCATAATGCATAACCAGCTGATAATGTTGAGATACCTAATTGACGTGATTTAAGAATTACATTGTAACGGTTATTTTGTAATGTAGATAACGATTCTTCTTGAAATGGAAATAAGTTAAATTTTATTTTTCCTTTAATAGGATGTTGTATGTAACAATATTTACGCATAAAATATACGGGATCATTCGCACATTTTAAATATTGCTCTTGTACTATCTGTTTTATTTTTTTTTCACTCATTGAACAACTTCAACGATCATCTTTCCGGTGAATAGCGTGGTTAATATACCTGTTCCAAACCATATTATTTTATGATCATACCATTTTGGGTTTAAATATTTTTCTCGCTCTATATACAAATTTATATTTTCGTTTAATAGTTTTACTTTTGTATTTGTATATATTAATTCTATAGAATCTAATCTTATAACTGTTTCTAAATCAGATATCAATGTTTCTTGTTGAGAAATTATTTCATTATTAATAGAATCCATATAATATAATGAATCTAATGTTTCTGAAATATCAATAATTTCTTTGCTTGTAAAACATGTATCTACCATTTGTCCAAAACATATTAGAGGACATATTAATAATATAATAAAAATATTTTTCATTTCCTAGTTCTTTTTCTAATATTTGCTGCAGCTGATTTAACTGCTTCTTCTTTAGACTTTACTACTTTAGCTTTTTTTGGAATTGGTTGAGTTTTTAGTTTTTTTGTTGTTTTTAGTTTATTTTTTGTTGTTTCAACTTTTTTCTTAGCAACTTGTTTTTGTTTTTTAACTTCTTCAAGTTGTCCATCTAATTTATCAATTGTTTTATTATTATTGTCAATTTTCTTTTTTGCCTCATTAGCTTTTTTAGAATTATTTTTTGATAATATAAAAAATATTCCAACTATTCCAGTTAAAATACCTAATATAATTTTCCAATATTTTTTAATCATTACTTGCCTTTTCTTTATTTAAATTTTCTAAAAAGTTTTCTTTGAACTTTGCAAATTGTTTTTCTACTTTTTCTTCAAACTCAGCTGGAGTCATTTGTGCATCCCATGTTTCCATTAATCCATCTGAATTTGTTACATATTGTTGTTGCTCAGTATATGCTTGTTTTAAAGCTTTAACATCCTCTTCTGCTCTTTTTAACCATGCTTCAGCATTATTTTGTATACGTTTTTTTTCATATTCTTCATATTTACCAGTAACACGAAGTTTATGTTCCATTTCTATAACACAATCATAACACATACCATGAATTGTTTGCATTTTTTTATCTAAATGATTATGAGTAGATTTACAACAATCTTTTCTACAATTTGGATATGAGTTAAGATGTTTTCTAACTTCTTGTGCTATTGAGTTAGCTGGTTGTTTAACTCTAAATCCATTTTTTTGTTCTATTCGATAAAGAGTATTGCCAATTTTTTCTTCCCAAACATCTCCAATTTCTCGGCGTTTATTTTTTTCTGCTTTTTCTTTAGCATCAGAAAATCCAATTGTTTTTTTAGTTTGGAACTTGTGCGTTCCGGCAATCATTTCTTTGACTGCTTTTATATTTTGTAACTTTTTTGACATAATTTTAATTTATTTTAGCAACTGCTTTATCAATTGCTCGTTTTAATAACATTAGTTTTCCAATTTGTCTTTTTCTATCATCATCTGCTGTTATTTTATTTATAACACTCATAATAGTTTTCATTTGTTGTACAATATTTGGTTTTTGTTCTAGTGCTTGTATAAACTTTGCAATTCTATCATCGCTACCACCGGTGGTAGGTGCTTCTGCTTCTGGTTCAGCTGCTGGTTCAGCTGCAGGCTCTGCTTCTGGCTCTGGAGCAACTTCTGGCTCTGGAGTTGGTTCTGCTTCTGGAGCTGGTGCATCTGCTGGTTCTGCGGGAGCTTCTGGAGCTGCAGGTGGCTCTGGTGTGTCAGCTACTGGTTCTTCTTCTTCTTGCTCATTTGTAATTGTATTTAAAGCTTGTTCAGATAAAAATTTAGTTACTTTTCTTTTAACAATTTCACGAACTAATTTTTCTTTTTGTTCTTTTGTTAATTTTTTTATTTGTGACATATATCCTCCATCTTTTTGAGCTAATGTATCAATTAACTCTTCTGCATCTTCTTCTTGATTTTTAACAAATACCTTTAAAGTGTTAGCAGGACGTTTATCATCTCCGTCTTCCATTTGTTTTGTAACATATGTATTATCAGCATCTTTTACATCTGGTACCATTGTTTCATTATCAAGTATGTCATCATACTCTACTTTTCTATCTACATTTGGCATAGGCTCGCCTGATGCATTAGGCACCATACCTTGAACTTCTTTGTCATTAGTATAATCTTTTAAATCTTTTCTAGATTTGTGTTTTTCATTTTTTGGTTGTTTATGTTTAGCCATTTTTATATGTCCTATTATTTAATAATAAATATCATCTAGAATACTTTAACGTTCCTAATATTTGATTTA